GTATTGGGCTGCGTGGCGAACCACTGTCAGCTAAAGATGAAGTCCTGACTCTCGCCAATTTCATCATGGGCAGCACTATAGATAACAGAAACGCTACCACAGTAAGGCAGTACCTCTCTGAGGGTAAGCCAGACCAAGCCCTGTTTGAAATGCGTAAAGGTGCCCGTTCTTTGGGTAAGGCTGGCATTAAAGACTCCAACATAGTGCTCGCCTCGTGGGCGCGAACTGCTACCGCTAAGTCACGTGAGCAGGTTATGAACGCCGTGAGTATGAATCACTTGGTTGAGTGGGCGCAAAAAACTACGTTTGGCAAAGAAGCAACAGGGCTACATGAACTTATCATCCGAGAAGATGGTGAGCGCGGTAGGATGGCGGGAGAGGATGCTAAGCTAGCTGATATTTTACGTAATGCGTTCAAAGGGAATGTTAAAGCACTTAATGCTTTTAGTCAGATCGCTAATGAAGGCACAGACTTTGGTGTTGACGTAGCTAAACCGCTTAACACATACACGAAGTTTGGCTTGGCCTACTCCTTAGCTGATGGCACTCTTGTTGAAAACCGAAACTTCCCCAACCAGTTAGCCAGAGATGAAAAGTTAGCCGCGTTAAAGGCTGAAATAAAGATAGTGAACGCCAAAGAAAAACCTGATAAAGGGGACTTGGTGGTTGTAGGGGGAGTGCAGAAGTTAGAGCCATCCACAGAAAAGCAAATGAAGTGGAAAGAGCTAAGACCGCTGTGGGATAAGCAACTGAACAAGGAGCAGAAAAGCGCCTACATAACTCTGCGTGACCACTACACATCACGCCAGAAAGAAGTCCGTAAAGCTGTTGCTGCTCGTATGGATGCCCTCACTCAAGACGACTCAGTGCTAAGAAGGCAGATCAAAGACATCGTTTTTGAAAAGATAATGAAGAGCGGTAGCATTGACCCTTACTTCCCTTTTGATCGGCGCGGTCAGTTCTGGCTAGGGTTCACATACGGAAAGGCTGAAGGCAAGGGAACTGAATACTACACCGCACCTTTCGAGACGGAAGCAGAACGTGCAGTGGCTATGGAAAGGCTACGTAAAGACCCCACTGTAGACCAAGATACTTTAGAAGAGATGTCTGCCGACAGAGTAGCGGCAATGAACGGCGCTGATATAAACAATGTCTCTACTAGTTTCGTACTGGAGATGACCAACGAAATAGACAAAGTTAAGCTCCCTAAAGGTGAGGAAGGTTCTACAGAAGCTGACAGTTTTGCCAAGGTTGAGGAACTAAAACTTACACTGCGAGAGCTATTGCTGCGTACATTGCCCCAACAGGGGCTTGTCCAGACACAGAAGAAAAGAGTGGGGTATAAGGGATACGAACAGAACCCCATCATTGCCTTTGAGTCTCGCTCTAAACTAACCAACAATGCGTTTGTGAACCTGAAGTATGAAGTACAAATATCCAAGGTTGCTAAGGAGTTACGCCAAAAAGCCAAAGACGCTGGGTATGCCAATAATTCTATGGAACGGTACTTATCTTTAGCCCTTGCTGGCACTAAGGCTGAAACAGACGCTACAGTGTTGAAGCTGCCTAGCTACGCAGAGTTTGCAAAGAACCCCTACATCTCCAAATTTGCGCGTAATGTACGAGCGGGTGTGTTCATGTTCACGCTTGGGGCTAACATATCTGCTCCTGTGGTGAACTTGTCGGTGCTTGGTCTGATAGTAAGCCCTCGACTACAGGCGGACTACGGGCCACTTAAAGGCTTAGCCGCGCTCAGGAAAGCTATAGGTGTCTACGGCAGTACCTTTGGGGATGTGGATTCAGAAGTGCTGCCTGACATGGAACAGGCAAGTGACGGCAATTATTTCGTTAAGGCGCGTAACTACATTAAGAAGCGCGGTGGTTTCGGCATGGGTAACACTAAAGGCACTAAGCAGCACGCCGCTTTCGCCCCGCTTACTCAGCGTATGGAGGACATAGGGCTAGACAATCGTACTATTTCACAAGACATGGCTGAATTTGATTCTCCCACTAGCGCAATTCTACAAAAAGCCTCCTTCTATAGTGGCTTTATCTTCAACCACAGTGAGCGTGCGGCACGGCAGATAACTGCATTGTCTGTGTATATTGGTGAGATGGAGGCTAAAACAGGCAAAAAAATTAAGGATGTGACTGCGGCAGAGGTGGAGCAGTACGGGGGAGATGCTGCAGTAAAAGCCACCATGATGATGGAAGAGCTTAACGCTTCCGCCCTACAGACCACAGCCCCCAGACTTACACAGAACACTCTAGGTAGCCTAGTAGGCCAGTTCAAGCGGTTCCCAATGAACGTATTGACCATCCAAACTAAGATGGCTGCGGCAGGGTATAGGGTAATGACCCTTAAAACGAGAGCAAAAGTACAAGCAGCAGAAGCGGCTATGGCTGAGGCTCAAACCACAGGCGACACAGCAGCTTACGACCAAGCAGAAGCCGACTTGGCTGCGGCTAAGGCCGAGGGGGCAGAAAACTTAAAGATAATCCAGAACTGGGGATACATGACTGCCACTGGGTTCTTGTTGCTTGGGCCGAAGGGTGTCCCTGCCTACGGCATCTTCGCTATGATCTACAACGCACTTATTGCTGGTGATGAAGACGATGACTTGAACACGGTGATCTCCAAGAAACTATCTGAGGGAATGTACTTTGGGTTGTTTGCACGTATAACTGGCATGGATGTTACTGACCGTGCGGCACTTACTAACCTTATGATAAGAGACTCCAGTAACTACGTGCCAGATAACAAGGTAGAGTACTTAATGGACAGCTACCTCGGCCCTGCGTGGAGTGTAGGTAAACGAGCGTTGGAGGGTGGGTACGAAGCATTTTTTGATGACGACCCTAGGAACAATAGGCGTGCGTGGGAGAAAATCCTCCCCGCCGGTGCTTCCAACATTAAAAAGGCACTTAGGTTTAGTGACGAAGGCTACAACACATCTCGCGGTGACACGATAGTTGGTGACCTGAGCATAACGGACTTACTACGTCAGGCGTTAGGTTTTCGTCCCGTTAAGTTCAGTACGGGCCAAGCAGAGCTAGCTAGAAACTACCGTGTAACTCGTTCCCAGAGCAACAGGAAAGGGCGCATACTGGATAATGCTTGGTACTTACAGGAAGATGCTAGGCGGCAGGGTCGTTCAGTAAACCCTGATGAGTGGAAAGAGCTGCTGCAGGACATAGTAGCGTTTAATGCTAAGTATCCAGCCGATGCAGTGACCTCCGCCACCTTAAAATCTTCCTATAATACACGGGCAAGAAACTCGGCCATTGCAGCAATTACTGGGGGTATGGTAACCCCTAAGAAATACCAACGTGCAGTAATGGAGTCTAACGAAGAAGCCTTTAGGCCATAAAAAAGCCCCGCGTGAGCAGGGCTAAAAATCTCTTACGAGAATGATGAAGGGGCAGTTTACAGTTTCATACAACTCCATGCAACACCATGCAACTCCAAACAACTAAGTCTCTTTAAGATAGCCGCCAGACCCTCACCCCGTACAACCCACGCTCTACACGAACACGTCTCTCTACCTGCTCACGCTTCAGTCCGGTAGCTTCTAATAGTTGTTTGAGTGCTAAGTTAGTGTGGAGAGTTGGGATGAAGACCGAAGTGCCTGAAACAAATTTGTCCCAGTCCACAATGGCCCTCACCCCATCTGGGGATATATCAGTCGGAACTACTATCACTGTCAGTCACATCCAAGTCATCCCAAGACATTACCAAGACTTGCTGCTGCATCATAGACATCTTAGTGCCCCTGCCTAGCCTGTCTCTCTTAGATTCGCCGTTCAGTTCTTTGTAGATCATGTCCCTCGCATCCTTGTAGCTCAGTTGCTGGAGGACTACCCACTGCTTAAATGGCTGCACTGCTAGGTACAATTTATTGATGTCATACTCATGCCGTATGGACCAGTTGTACATTGGCGTAGCATCCGGTAGCACCAAGTGTTCCGTCTCGCCGGTAGGTTTATCAGTGCTTTTTATACGCAGTACGCCACGGATATTCTCGTTCACGTAGCGAGTCACCAAGTCACGAATATCGACCTTCATCTCTGTAGTGTCCGCACGGGACTCGCGTATCTTAGTCAGTATCCACTCACGCAGAGCTTCTAAATCCCAGTCTATAAGGCCAATGACGCGGGCTATCTGTGCGCCAGTAAGTGCCGCACCTGCCTGCGCTGTCCAGTGCCTATTCTCTGCACCTGCTTCGGAGTCTATTGTTAGCTTCCTAATGTTCTCAGAGAGCAGTAATTTAACGGAGTCCAAGTTGTTCAGGACGTACTGGATAAATATCTGCCCAGCGTGCCCGTAGTTGCCTGACAGGTCATCGTTCAATGCCCTAGCCTGTATAACCTCTTCTTGGGTGTGCAATAGCTGCGTTACCGTAGACTCCATAACCCGCTGTGCTTCTCCTTTGGGCAATGCCCTGTATTCGCCCATCTTGTCTATTAGGCTTGTGTTACCTGAAGTGCCACACAGAAGGCTCCATTCCTCCCCTCGGTAACGCTCTTGGTTCTGGCCTGTGTTGGTCTGCCTGTTTTTCTGCTCCCCGTCACTGACCGCGTAGGCAAAGTCACTAGCCTCTTTGGCTTTGTAGTTAGATAGCTCATCAATGTACAACACGAGGTTCTTGTGTAGCTCAGCACGATTCCACACGGAGTTGACCGTATCTTTACCTTTTAACACTAGCTTCTTGTGGTTACCCCAAACGGAAGCACCTCCCCACTGACCAGTTGTCTTGCCTAAGCCTGATTCCGCACTCATAAGGTGGAAGATAGCTCCCGACACATTGGGCACGAACTCCATTAGTGGAGACCCAAAGGACAAGGCAAACATAAACTGGTGTGGCTGAAAGCCTTTCTTGTTGTAGAAACTTGTTACTCGCTTCCAACCCTCTAGCGTTCCCTTCTTAACAAACATAGGGAAGTACTGCGCGGTACGTGCGCCGGGGGGGTTTGGTTCTATTCGATCTGCAAAAACTTCTTTGTCTCCTATGACGAAGGACTTGTTGCCCTCTGTCCAACCAAACTGAGTCTTCACTGTTATTTCATCTTGTGTTTCTTGTAGCTGTTCAATCCATTTCTGTACGTAAACCATAAGGGCATCACTCTTTGTATTTAATATTTGTATTCCATTCATTCCCATAGCTTTTCGGAACTCTTCTTTTGATGAAAGCCTTACCCCTGATATTACAAAAGTCTGGATACCTTCCCTAATGGAGTGGTATTTGAACTCAAAAGAGGGGCCGTCTATGGGGTCTCTTAGTCGCTTCGTGAGGTACAGGTCGCGCTTGTGTATCAGCACCTCGTCCGCGTTTCCTTCCTTATCCTTTGTCCTCATAAACACTCCACCGTTGGGCGAACGAAAATAAGGAAAAGGGTAATCTGGTATTGTGTGGCGCTCTAACTTGACTGGGAGTTCTTCTTCATCTTCCCCTTCAGGCATTGGAACCACGGGAGTTTCTACCGCAACTTCAACTACATTATCTTCAGCAGTAGCTTCAGGTATCTCCATACATAGACGTATCGGGCTTTTTATCTTCCCATTGTGGGGACACGCCTCGCACGCTGATGGATTGTCATAGCTAAAAGTAGTGCATAGATGCGGAGTATCTATAGAGGAGGCTATCTTTTCTGTTTCTTCGTGAGAGTAGCCTTCATACCCCTTTGAGACCAAATGTATCGCTTGTTCCCCGTCTTCGCAGAACTTTGCGATAGAGAGAATGTGTAGCCACTCAGGGTAAGTCATGTCATTCGGTTCTAGGATGGCCTTGCGTAACTGACCACACCCCCCGCCATTGCCCGTTGCAGCTAATAGCTTTGCGAACCGCTTCACGTATGGGCTTAAACCCATCGCTTGCTCCATGTCCTTCTTGTCTTGCTCTGAGTACTCTCTGACACTAACAACTGGTATCAGTTGGTGTGGTAACTTAGCTGCAAACACATCGAGGTCTACTAGCGCAGTACCCATGCTCAACACTTCTACGTCTAGCGCAGGAGTGGCTTTAAAGTTATGTGTATTCGGTATGCGTAGTATCCTAGCTGCATCGGCGGTAACAACAGGGTCAGCATCTAACCCCTGCTCCACACATGCAGCCTTCAACCTTTCAGCGACAGGTAGCCACTTTTCTCTAGTGTACGCCTTTGACAGCATCCAATAGACGTGTACGCCTCTCCCCGAATTAACTACCGAAGTAGGTTTGGGTAAAGCGTAGTGCTTACAAAAATCTTTCAGTGCCGCAATGGCATCTGGTTGTGTTGGGTATGGCTTTCCTTCGCCACAGTCTAAGTCTAAGAATAGCGCCTTTAATTGTTTTACGTTGTCGGCTTTCCTTGAATTCTGGTCATCGAACGTACCTAAAGCGTAGTACGCGTCATATCCGTCTAAGTCAAAGTTCTCGGCTGTTTCCACCAAGGAGTCAATTGAACTGTAAAACTTCTGTACTGTTTGCCCATCCTTAATCCCTACCGTGCAGTAGTAACCTTCTTCACTCAACACCGAGCTTAGAAATTGTTTTGTATCCATCATTCTCACACGCTATAGCTTGGGGGTGCTAGCTAACACCCCCAAATTCAAAGGAACTACTAGTCATCAAAATCGTCTAGTAAGCTAGACAGGTCAAGAGCAGCTACAGGTTCTACTTTTGCTGTCTTCTTCTTTGCCTTTTTCTTAGGTGCTATAGCCTCTTCTTCTTCTTCTTCCTCTACGCTATCAAACAACCCTCCTGCGGCTTCTTCTTTAGGTGCAGGTAAGGACGTGGCTTGAAGCTCCTTAGCTTCTTTCGGTGTGATTTTCAACTCCACTAGCTTAGCTGTCTCAGGGTCTTGTTGTGCAGTAATAGCTAGTGCCAACTCTTCCTGTGTCAGTACACGCTGTGGTTTAAAGCACAGGCGTGGGTGTGTAACTTCTGTGTCGAAACGCAGTTCAGTTATCACCGAAGCCAACGGGGCTTTATGGGCGTTAAGGTGTCGTGCGTATGCTTGCATAGACATCTTCTGCTTGTTGTCACCAAACACACTAGTGGCGGGCAGTGAGAGTAGGTACGTGTCAGGAGACACTACGTTACCATCGGCATCGGCAAGCAATACAGCAATACGTTGTTGGTAACGACATGCGCGGCTTTCACCAGTACCACTGCCTTTTATGTTTTGTGGGCAGCTAGAGCAAGCTAGTGACTGTGCTTCTGAAGTCAATACATCTTCGGAAGGCTTGCCGCGACTAGTGTCTGATGACCAGCAAGTAGGGGCACTGGATTCGCCTTCCACATACGTGCCTTCGTAGTACATCCGTGATATGGGAGCAGACTTCACTACCACTATGTTCATGGTGCGGCTGTCAATAGTGCCGACCTCTTCCCCGCCAACTACCTTACGGAATACTGCGCCACGGATACTCAGCTTACGCCCACCACCACCGCCATCGTTGCCCATAAGATTTGTTTCTGGTTCTAGTTGTGCCAGCATATCTGTAAATGCTGCTGGCATGTTTCCAAATAAACCCACTTCTTTTGTCATTGTCTAGCTCCTAAAGGTCATCATTTTCGTTAAGCCCGTCCAACACTTGTTGGGGGGAAAGTTCTTTTACGTTTTCTGCAGGCTTCGCTGCACGCAACGCCTCTACTACTTCGGGAATGTTAAATCTATACGTGTTACCAACTTTTATGTAGGTGTGCTTAGGTATAGACCCCTGCTTCACCCACTGCCGAATCGTAGTAATCTTTACTGAAAGATGATCAGATAGATTTTCGATAGGGACATAGGCAATTGCACTTTGTTTGCTCATTTTTTCTTTTTCCTCCGTACATTGATCACATACTCACTATCCACGTTAAGCGCTGGTGGCAGTAAGTCAGGACACTCGGTTAAAAATTGGCGCATGTTCGTCTGCTGTATGCGTTTCTCAAGCAGGTCAACACACTCGTGTTCGAGGATGAACTTGCTCATAGCCTCCCAGTCGTTTGTCCAGTACCGATTTTTAACCGTGCGGAATACCGTACCGTGAGATGTCTGCATAGACTCCTCGCCAGTTTCTTCAATATTCGCTTTGATTTTGTCGGACAGGGCAGCGCGTAGTAAGTCTAGCTTGTCGTTAAGCGCACCTTCGGCTTCCTTAAACTCACTAGTGAGTTCGGCTTTCTTATCCCGTATTTTGATAAACACAGAGACAAGTCTATCGGTACTTTCTTCTCTCATTCCATCATCCTCCAACAGTTTTATTTAGTTTTATTTAGTTTTATGGAGTATAGCTAAGTATTATTTATAGTTCAAGCTCTTCTCGGTACAAGTCTATTATTTTTGTGTGTGTTTCCATGCGCCCATCTAGCATCTTGTAGACTCGTGACTCTACTGGAGAGCCTTGGAGTTGGATGACGGTGCAGGGGTGCTTCTGTCCTGCCCTGTGTATTCGTGCGTTTGCTTGTACATACGTTTCTAACGAGGATACTGGCCCCCACCAAACGATGGTATTAGCCGCCGTTAGTGTGATGCCGTGGGCTGCAGCTTGTGGCTGCACTATAAGAACCCGTGGGTTTTCTTCATCTTGGAACTGGGCAAAAATCTCAGTGCGCTTACTTGCACTAACGTCTCCCCGTATTATTGCGCTTGTGACTTTATCTTTAGTCAGTTTTTCAGAGAGCAAATCAATCACATGTCTAAAGGGGACAAATATAATAACCTTTTGGCTGGACTCGTCAATCACTTCTCGCAAAACTTTGTACCTATTTTTAATATCGAACTCTACTGTCTCTCCACTATCGGTATAAACTGCACCGCATGATATTTGTAGTAGTTTGTTCATGTTAACTGCAGCGTTTGCCGCAGTGACCGACTCTTCTGCAATGATTGCCATAAGTTGTTTTCGCAGGCGTTCGTAGTATTTCTTTTGCTGAGTGCTTAACTCCACGTGACGTGTGGCATAGGTAAGCTCTGGCAGGTCTAGGCATTGGTCTTTAGTGAAACGTATTGCTGGTTGTAGCACATTGAACACGGTGTCCACGGCTGTAGGCTTTGGTGCCCACTTAAAGTTAGTGACTTTGTACATCACCATTTCGCGGAAAGCCCCGAAGAACCTCGGCACTGTGGCAGGGTTGTTGAGTTTGGCTATGCCGTAAGCATCTACAGGGGACTGTGCTGCGGGTGTTCCAGTCATCTGCCATACCCACGTATCTGGGCCTATTAGCGTATTGAGGACTTTCCACCGATCTGTCTGTGCATTCTTGTAGAAGTTGCACTCGTCCACAATGATCAAGTCGAACCCACCTGCTTCAATCTCGTCACGCACAATAGCCATGCCATCGTAGTTTATGATGATGTACTCAGCGTCACTGTTGATTATCTCTTTGCGCTTCTTGGCGTTACTGTGGTGTGCTACGTCTACTTTGCGGTGCATTGCACAGTTGAATAGCTCGTTACGCCACGCTGAGACCATGATGGACAGAGGGCATATGATCAGTACGCGATTTATAACCCCCTCGTTGAGTAGGAAATCAGAGGCCCACACCGCCGAAGCACTCTTCCCAGTACCCTGCTCGTTAAAGCAGAAGGCTCTACGGTTGACAGTTAGGAATGCGGCGGTAGTTTTCTGGTGATCGTAAGGCTCAAACCTGCCGCCCCACTTGTACTTCCCCATGATAGGAGAAGGTACGTTCTTAATGTTCAGGTTGTTAAGTACCCGTGCCTCATCAATACCCCAGCGTACTAGGACGTTGTTGTTGCCTAGGTCTTTACTGTTGGGTATAGCAGACGTTATCTGGTTGGGGTTACGGACTTTTAGCAGTAGCCCCCTGTTTTCAATCACTTCCATTTTTTATTATTTCCTCCAGTTCTGATTACGCCACCCGTTGTCTTGCAGGGCAGCTACGTAGGTCGTGTAGTCACTCATCAGGGT